GAATTAAAACTGCTCACACGGTCCGTTAGAATAGTTGGTTAGTTCGCCACCCTGTCACGGTGGAGGTCACGGGTTCAAGTCCCGTACGGATCGCAAGAAATTTTTCGACAATGTGATATTAAACACAGTTTACGATTACGGAAGGATTTGCATTTTTGCAGGATTTCGGCTACAATTAGTATATACCTACCACGAAAGGCAATAGCATGAGTTTCCTAGAGAATGAAAACCAAATGGTAATAGATGCAACATACTCTGAAATAGGAGAAATGTTAGTAGAGGATTGGGTTAATTCCAATCTTGATGAAGGCCAACTATTTGCAGATTTTAGATTTGCAGAAATGTCCGATAATAATTATCTAAAGGGTAGATTTAATCAGTTCTATGATTTAAAACCAGGGGACCAATACTATTTAGAATGTGAAGAAGAATGATTACATCACAGGAACTACTTGACTATATGTATGATGACAACTTAAGTCATTTTGACGACAGAGACACATCAGATGATTGTGATTGTTATATTCACATAACACTTAATACTATGATTAAATATATGGAGTTGATAGAATGCTAGGCTATACCCTGGAAGACTTAAACAACATGACATATGGTGTTGATAACGTTATACTATTAATCAACTCTGATGAGCACCCTGCTATCTATAACTACCTAGTTACTACTAGAGAGTTTCTCCAGGGGCTATGGGCAGAAGGGTACTTTGACTAATGTGGACTAAGTTTACTTATCTATGTACTGATTGTGATGCTCTTATAGAGATTACTGCATCAGTTGAGCCTCAGATTGATCCCGCCTGCATTTGCCATGCATCATCTCATGTAATCCTATTAAGCAAATGGGATGAAACTGTTACACATGTGGATGAGGACCCTACCCCTGACTACGAACCTGTGATTAAGGTCACACCTACGGGGCTTGTCAAAATCAACTCAAACCCCTATAATTAGATTATGACCAACGTTATATATACCCGATTTGCCACCTTCACTGAATACGACTGCACAGTATGCAAGAATAAACTTAATGTTGATGAGGCTGATGAGTTTATGTTATGCCATGTCTGCTACTGCGAAATCTTTGACCCTGCCCTGCGAGAAACCTCTTTACGAAAGGATAGATAATGACCCAGTTTATTGAGTATATGAAGATTCATTTAATCAGTCTAGAACAAGACCTAGAAGAAAATCCCATGTCTTTACATGTAGTAGATATTGAGGGACAGATTTACGCTACCCGCCACCTTTTGTCAGTGGCAGAGGGTATGATAGAGTAATGATGACAACAGACCTAGCACCACACCTACAGAAACTCGTTGACCTTGGAGAATCAGGCACAGACATCCTCCACGGTGAACTTAAGAACCTCATGCTTGAGGCTGAAAAAGAATACAATGCCGCTGTTGAGCAAGAAGAATATACAGAAGAGGCAATGGATTCTATGGAGCGTAAATACTGGGAAGGCCAAATGGACGCTCTATCATGGGTATATGCCCTGACATATCAACTATCCTTTGCTATCTCTGACCGTATGAAGTTGACAAACTAATACATTTATTATAGAATTATATTAAACCACCAAACAGAAAGAAGCCACCATGCCAAATTGGGTATTTAATGGATTAACTATTGAAGGTAATCCTGAGCAAGTAAAATCTTTAATCAAGCAGATGAATAAGCCATTTGTTTATTCTATTACTGCATTAGGCGATTTATCATATGATGTCAAGCAAACTAAGTATGTTAATCCTATCTTTGCATTTCATAATATCTATAACTATAGAGATGCTGGTATTACTGATGAGGTATATCATGGACAACCTCCTCGTTCCGCCGACTTTGCTGAGGCAATGAAGTTTGAGACCAACGATTGGTATAACTTTAATGTCCGTGAGTGGGGAACTAAGTGGGATGTTGCTGTAGCCGAGGATAATGTTTATCCTGACACAACTATTGAAGAAGCCGAGAATGGTGAGAACTATGTAGTTCATTATAACTTCCAAACTGCTTGGTCTAGACCACTTGGGGCTATATCTAAACTATCTGCACAATACCCAACATTACTATTTACTTTATCATATGAAGAAGAAACAGGCTGGGGTGGGGAAATGGAATTCCTCCGTGGAGAAGTTATCTCAGAATCAGAATACGATAATATGTGCCGTGATTGTGATGCAACCGACCAAATGGAATACTGCGACAATGACTGCGGTGAAATCTGTGGCAACTGTAATTGGCTTGGCGAAGCAGACCTAGAGTTAGTTAAAGAATGTCAGACCCACAAGATATACTTAGACACCAAGGTACCAGAATATAGGAAGGTAAAACCATGAAACCAGAAGATAAAAATAAATTAGATAAGTGCTTAGAAATTCTTGACACCACAGATCTTGGCCTATCCTTAGTTTGGTTGTGGACATGGTCAACAATCAACAATATCTTGGAGGATGAGACCTTCAAGGCTAATAGAACTAAAAATCAGATGTGGGACCACCTTTGTGAAGCAGTAGAGGCTGGCATGGGGTTCTCCCTGGAATACGGAGCGGAACAACATCATGAAGACGTACAAGAATGGATGTTAAGCAGGGACTACATTGTGGATACAATGTTTGAAGATGATGAAGATGAGGACTTGACAGATGATGACGGTAATGAGATAATTGAACAAACAAACCTAGAGGAGACCCAATGAACGAATATAAAGTAGAAATCATCTTTGAACCCACGGGTGATTACATGACATTTAGATATGAAGCTGAGTCAGATAATGAAGCAGACCTTGTTAATGAAATATTAAACCAACTATCAATTGTATCCTGGAAGGAAGAAGAGTAATGGGAGCACGTATTAATTTTGTTTTTAAAGACTCAGATGCACATCCTGCAGTAGTACTATACAGCCACTGGGGTGAGACAGAATGGCAGCGGGACCTAGCAATGGCCCTGCAGCATTCAAAGCCTAGGTGGAGTGATGACTCATATGCTACACGCATGATGATTAGTTATCTTATTCAAGACTCCGTGCTAGAGGAGACAGGGTTTGGAATTTACGCCGTTAACGGTCCTAACTACGAATTGGGTGAGACTACAATCATCATTGATCTTTTACATAAGACAGTCCAAGAACTAGGTACCAGCGCTAAAGTAAACTGGGACTCATTTGTACAGGCGTATCTGCCTGTGGCTGCGACAGTGGGGGGATAGGGTCATCCCTAATCACTGTAGGGCGGGAGGCAGACTGTGGTGGGTTGCCTCCCCCCATTCTTTTTGGTATAATGGATAAGAGGGGACGACTATGCGTATAAGCAGGGGCATAACGCCAGAAGAACGTGTGGCTATGAGAATTAAGCCTATTATTGAGGACTTAAATCTAGACCTTGAACAGACAGGCATAATGCTTGCAAGGGTATTGCCACACTTGACATACACTCGTTTAATTGCTATAATTGAAAGTGCAGAGTATGAAAAAGAAGGTATTCTAGACCCTAAACTACAAATGGAACGGTGGAGACATGGATTATAACAAGATAGCAGACATTTTGGCGCAAATTAACTTAGATGCTTTAGAGTTGGAAGAAGTAGAGTATCTGCCTTCAGATTTTTGGATTGACCTTGAAGATGGTTTGACATTTGCTGTTTTTGTTAATGGTGGTTGGGCAGAGCCTACAGAAATGGGTAAGTCACAATTAGAGTTTGCTTGGCGCACACTATGTGACATGCGTGACCTTGACCCAGAAGTTATGTATGACACTCCTCTAGATTTTTTCAAGGCACAGGAAGTTAAGTGACAGATTTTCTAACACAGTGTGTAATCCTGGGGCAGTTGTATGAAGGCTATAAAGAAGAGAAAGATTTCAAGGCATTTATAGAATTCAACGATCTTGGATTACCATTAGCATATCTAACATCACAGGGTTTGGTTGTTGAGGTTTCAGATGATGGCAAGAGATATATTTTTGAAACCTTTGAAATGTTCCTTGAGTCTATTAAACTTACCGAAGATGATATCATTGAGGGCATGACCCTGGATGAGGTTTTAGAAATGGCTTCTGCCGAAGACTGAGATTTTCGAAAAACCTTTTACCTATCAAACCTTATTACGAACTCGAAAAAAATTTTGCAGGATTCTAGGCATTACGAACCCTCTAAAAAAATTCGCAGGGTTTTAGCCTTTACTTAAGATCCTTAGCCTTTACTTAACAAACCTTCACAATAAAAAAGATTACGAAGCGTATATAAATTTCCCAGGATTCTAGCATATCAAACCTTGTTTGTCAAACCCTTATATATCAAACCTTACATAAACCAGAGTATAATAAAAATATGCCAAGAAGATATTTCTCAAGGTTTGGTAACTCTATTACTTATACTAGGGATAATGATCATCTTTCTATATACCGCCGCATTTTGGCGGTCTTGCGTCGCAAGCATTTCAAATAGTCTTATCAGACATTACGAACCCACGGAATTTAGCGGGGGATCCAGAAATATATACCAAACCCTATAGCATAAAACACATTACGAAGAATACTTATTTTTCCCTGGATTTATAGATATTTATCAAACCTTTATATATTTTTATAGAGGTTTTTCCACATTTTTGATGCAAATTTATAGGGGTTTTATATAGCAAATGGACTTGACAAACCATCATAATTGTGGTATAAGTGGCTGTCGGGCATATGAAGGTTTGAAGGTTTGACAATATGGAGGTTTTATGGTAGGAGGTTTGGCCCCCTGCGACATTACGAACGCCATCTATAAAAATGCTCCATAAACCACTATCCTCCACTTTCCTCCACTTTGGGATAAATCTAAAAAATATCAGTAACATTTAATTGTGGATAACTTGTGGATAAACCTGTGCATAACTAACATTTTCACGGTATTGACATGTGGATAACTGTGTGATATCCTTGATGTATGACATGTACAAAGTATGGCTGTGACTATGAATTAGACCTTGATGGACAGGTTACATGTACTGTTTGTGGGGCTATGGATGATGATAGCCAACCAGTAAACCTTGAGGATAACTAAGGTTTTTGATGATCACTAAATTTGTTGCCGTAAACGTCCATCCCTCTACCGTAGAAAGAGTCAGCCCTATCTGACGGGTTATCATACTTAATCTGTAATTCATGTCTATTTTTTTGTGCATCCTTATACGCAGTAATTTCTTCCTCATAGATATCTTTGTCAAATAAATCTTCTGCCTTTACTAAATCAAAACTGTCTGCAAAATATCTTGGAATTGGGATAAAGGCTGCAAGTTCTGTATCTGCTGGTATTGCAATTCTTACATGGGGAACTTGTAGTTTTAAGTTAAAGGTAAAGGTATATCTTAGGTTGTCTGCTTCTACAACACCAGTCATAACAGTCATGTTTGGGACAACAAAGTTTGGTGGATTGATGGTCATAATATTTACTCCTGGTGGAGTTCTAAAAACAAAGGGTGTTTCTAAGGTAAGAATTCCACTTCCAAAGTGTGTTAAAAATTTTGGGTAAATAGACTTGTGTTTTTCATTTTTATAAAAAACTGTAACATCATTCGGCCCTGACCCTCCATTCCATACTACCTCAAAAGGAAAGTTGTTTTTTATAACAAATCCATACTGATTGCCTATAGTAAGGGGAATACAGCGATAAAACCAAGGATCAAACCAAGATCTTTTTTTAGATGGCTTTTCAACAATATTTGACATTTTTATCTTTTCGCCTGAAACATTAAATACGGCTATTTTATTATCTGGTACATTGTTTACGCCATCATTAATCATAATTCAAGTATAGCATAAGTGGATAAAACCAGGGTATTTAGACATTACGAACAGTCTTTTATAGCCTTATTGACCATACGGATCAACATCCTTCTGGTTACTTTATTTGCATCAAATGTCTCCGTATATCCCCCATGAGGCATTTGTTCTTTAGTTAGATAGTGTCCGTATCTATCCCTTAGCGTTCTTAGTACTATAGTTTCTACTTCTTTTGCTCTATACCGTTCAAAAAAATGCCAATACTTAATCAAGATCCAACCTTTGGTCCTATGGCTTGCAAACCTTTTACCTGAGATATCTGATATGCCTATCTTAATAGCCCTGTGTATTGGACTATAAAGAATATAGAGGATTGCTTGTTCCATACCGCTTATTATAGGCTATACTTACATTATGGCTTCTAAGTCTGATAAGAAGGCTTTACAGAAACAATATTTTCTAGACATTAAATCTAAAACCATCCCTGCCTGGAGCCTATGCTATATATGCCATAAGCCTAGACATATGTTTATACCAGTAGAAGATATTCCTATGCCTGTGTGTAAAGAGCATTGTTGACATACCCTGCTAAAATTGGTAAAATGGGTATATGGATACTAAGGTTTGCAGAAAATGTCAAAAGACCTGCCTTGTCACAGATTTTTATAAAGGTCAGTCACAATGTAAGCCATGTGCTAGAGAGTATTCTAAGGCTTGGCAAAAGGCTAACCCAGAAAAGTATAAGAAGCAATGGCAAAAGAAAAATAAAAGCCGTTGGGTACAACAAAAACAAGATCAAGAGTATATGCTTAAGAAGGCTATCTATCGTCAAGAAAATAGTGCAAAGCGTGTAGCAACTGCAAAGGCTTGGAATCAGGCAAACCGTGAAAGATTTACCCTTCATGTAGCCAACTCTCACATAAAACGTAAGATAGCCAAAAATGCTAAGAGTTATAAGATATTAGATAAAGAATATAAACGCCTCTACAACTCCCCATGTGCCTTCTGCGGTGCCACAGAAAAGATTACGATGGATCATATTATTCCCATATCTAGGTCAGGAAACCACTCAATTGGAAATCTTCAACCACTTTGCAGGAGATGTAACTCCAGTAAAAAATCTAGATTAGTATCAGAGTATAAGTATTATTTGAGCAAGTTGAAGTCTGCTAACCAAAAGTGAGTCGTTAGACTCAAGGAGAGGTTTGCTACTCTATTTTGCGCCGAACTTGACATACTTATCGCCGAACTGTATACTTGATATATGAAACCAACAGCACACATTTACGATGTAGACGGCACTCTTGCCAACGTTGACCCATACTTACATTTTGTTCGTGGTTCTGATAGAGATTACGATGCCTTTCATTCTGCCTCTATTGATGCCCTGCCAAACATTGAAGTACTAGAAATGCTTAATAATTCTGTTAGTGATGGACATTCTATTTTAGTAGTTACATCTCGCAAGGAAAAATATCGTGGACTAACATCTATGTGGCTTGCAAAAAATAACATTAGATCACATGGCTTGTTTATGAGAGCAGACAATGATAATAGACCAGACTATGAAGCAAAGAAAGATATGCTTGATAAAATTACTAAACTATGGGATGTAACACACGCAGTAGATGATAACCCAAATGTGATAAAATTGTGGGAAGACAATAACATTACTACAACAAAGATAGGAACTTGGGACGGTGTAAAATGAGTTTAGACGATATGTTATTAAGAGAAGAAATTGCAAGGGCTATTGAATCAATACCTCTGGGCGATGATAACTCCCAGTTAAATGCACTTGGTATGCGTATGCTTGCTGCAAAGGTAGCAAGAGGAGACAATAGTATATTTGAAAGTCAGATTGACTTTGAATAAGAACGAATGCATTAAGTGTGAAATGTCACACAAAGATCCTTTGTTTTGGGAAACTCATCAAACAATGACAGATGGTAGAATTTGGTGTGCATATGCCAAAAGAACCTAAGATTACGAAGATGGATTGGCGTAGTCTTGGCTATTGGCCAGTCTACAAAGATGGTAAAAAGATATGGGAAAAGGATAAAAATGAGACAATCAAAAAAGTTTGAACAATTAGAAGAGCCAATTGGTCTTACAGTTAAAACTAGGTGTCCAGAAAAATACTTTCTTATAGATAGAGAAACTGGACAAGTGTTTGTTGGAAGTATCATGGGACATTGGGATAGACTTGATCCAGTCTCTAGAGATTCCTGATCCATTTCAAACCTTTGTAGCCAAGAAGTACTCTAACGCCAAAGGTTATGTACATGACTTCTTTACTGGGGAATGGTCTTATAAATGTGCTTGTAATGAGATGCTTTATGCTCCATCCCGCAAAATTATGACAAAAATTCGTTTATATCATACAAGAAATGAGTGCTTAGGTGGATACTGAAGAAGAGTTTGACTTAGAGTTTACTGTTGAAGAAATGATTAATCTTTATGGTATTAATAGTCTTGAAGATTTAGATAGGATTGACTAATGGATACTGAAGAAGAGTTTAATTTAGAAGACATTACGAACGCTATAGTTAATCAGGCTAAGGCTGATGTCAAGTCTAAGTTTGGTAATAAGAAACGGCATAGACAATGATAGATAATATATTGTTACTTTTGTGGGGAAGTTTGTTTGGATACTTACTTGCTACATTTCAAATAGCAAAGGTATTGGTTAGAAAAGGCTATCGCAAGTTTGATGAAATACCAGATAAAGATTAATCTAGAACCAGTGCGTTATCAAGAGGAACCTCTACGGTACTTGGCTCTTGACATCTTCTACAGTATGATCTAGGGTGGTCAGCATATCTTTCTGCTGGTCCTGATAAGATTATTTGTCCAGATTTATGCATGCCAAGAAGCACATCGTCAACTACCCGTGAATAAACTATTGGAGTTAGAACGCCTCTACAAAATACACACATCCTATAATTCTATCATACTTGCAAAAGTTTGACAAACCTGCTAGAATAGATAGGTTAGGGGAAATAATGTTTTGTAACTATTGTGGAAATAAACTAGAGTATGGCGATTGTAATTATTGCAATGATAATAATAACGCCCTTAGAGAATTTGAGGAAGAAGATGATTAATTCTTTATTTTTGATACCTGCAGTTGTTGCAGGGTATATGTTTTGCTATTTTGTTATGACCTATAAGGTAAAGCAGGATTAATATGCAGTACTGGTCTTGGGTATTAGCAGCAATTGGTGTAACAGGAATATTTTTTGTAGGTCGCAAGGTTATATGGGCTTGGCTATTATTGCTTTTTAATGAGTGCCTATGGATTATCTATGCCGTAACAACTGAGCAGTATGGCTTTATTTTTGCAGCGGTTGCTTATGGCATTGTTTATATTAGATCTTATGTCCACTGGTCTAAAGAACCAGTGAATAAGATACATCTGTAAACTGATACAATAAACATATGGAAAACTTTCAGTCACAATCTAAAAAGTCTGGAGATGCTTTTGAAGAACTTGTATACGCAGATTTGGTTAGTAGGGGTTTTGGTCCTATTGATAGAAATTATTGCTTTACGGATGCTGGTTGTGAGGTAGACTTTAGGGCACACTCACCTTTAAGGTTTGAGCATGTTGAGGCAAAAGGTGGCAATCCAGGGGAAGGCAAAAGGCCTGGGGCACAAAGAACTGATAATGTTAAAAAAGCAATTGCTAATGGATCTTTAATAAAAACATACAACACTATATATTATGTTGTGTATTTTTCTGCAAAACCTGATCCAGGAAGTTATTCAGACAAAATGATTAACTTAGCACTAAAACATAAAATTATTGATGAAGTCAGATATTTAGAACCAAAAAATAATTTTAAACAATACTGGCTTGACTTTGATAATGAGTTTTAATATACTTGTAGTTATGCACCAGTAGCCAAGTTGGTTAAGGCCCCGAACTCATAATTCGGTTATCGTAGGTTCAAGTCCTACCTGGTGTACTAAATCTCTGTAACTCAGCGGAAGAGTGACACCCTTCTAAGGTGTAGGTCGCAGGTTCAAATCCTGCCAGGGATGCTATAATATATTAAAAGGGGTTCTATGTCTAAAATTGTTTTCTTGGGTAACTTTCGTGTTGATTATACTAGCGAAAGTCATCATGCCAATACCCTGGAATCTTTGGGACACAAAGTAATAAGATTACAAGAAACTGAAGCCAAGAGCGAAGACATATTAAAACATTCAATTGACTCAGACTTGTTTATTTGGATTCATACCCATGGGTGGAAAACTCCTGGAAAATTTCAAATGGACAAGGTTTTACTTACCCTTAAAGATTATAATGTAAAAACAATGACATACCACCTCGATCTTTGGTTTGGACTACAAAGACAAAAAGACCTAGATACCCATCCTGTATATAAACATATTGGTCATTTCTTTACAGTAGACAAGAAGATGTCTGATTGGTTTAATAAAGAAACAAAGGTTGTTGGTCATTATGTTCCTGCAGGGGTTTATGATAAAGAGTGTATATATAAAGAGTCAGAACCAATTAACCACGTTATATTTGTGGGTAGTAAGAAGTATCATCCAGAGTGGAACTATAGAACTGAACTTATTGATTGGCTTGAAGATAAGTATAGAAATAAGTTTAAGCATTATGGGAGTGGTGGCTTGCCATCAATTCGTGGACTAAAACTTAACAAACTTTATTGGTCTACAAAAATTGTTGTTGGTGATACTCTTTGTATAAACTTTGACTACCCAGATTACTGGTCTGATCGTGTTTATGAAACACTGGGTCGTGGTGGATTTATGATTCACCCATATGTAAGGGGTATGGAAAGAGAATTTGAAGATAAGAAACATCTAGTATTTTATGAATACGGAAACTTTAAGCAACTAAAAGAATTGGTTGACTACTACATAGAGCATGATGAAGAGCGTGAAGCAATTAGAAAAGCAGGTCACGAATTAGTTAAGTCTAATTATACTTATAAAAATAGGTGGCAACATATATTAAAGGAGTTAAATATATGACCTCTATTCTAAATCATGAAGACTATAACTTTGAAATAAGAGAAAATACAGAAGATCCTAGTTATGACCATAATCTTGACTTTAAAGTAATTAATGAAACCTGGACAGAAAATGTTTATAGAATACATCAAGGACAGTTCTTTGGAGCAGGAGTTTTTGTTGATGTTGGTGCAAATATTGGAGCAGTTAGCCTCTTTGTAGATAGTTTTAATAAAAACAGAGATGATAATAATAAGATTAAAGTATATGCTGTAGAGCCAGAGCCAAATAACTTACACTTGCTTAATCAAAATATACAAAATAATCCTACTGAAAACATTACTGTAGTTAGTAATGCTATATGGCATGAAGAAGCGATGGTTTCAATTAGCAATCGTGGTGGCAATAGCAGTATTGTAGATTTAGAAGAAGATAGTTCAGAAGTATTAGCAATAACATTGGAAACCTTATTCTCAACTTATAACATTGAAGAGGTTGATGTTATGAAGATTGACATAGAAGGTGCAGAGTTTGATCTTATTATAAATACTCCCGCACAAACTTTAGCAAAGATAAACAGATTAGTTCTTGAATTTGATAAGTCTTTTGATGGAAGGTTTGGTAAAATGATTGAAAAACTTTCAAAGCAGTTTGGTATTGATATTTTAGGTAGTCCTGAAAGAGGAGGGTATGTTTATGCAAACAGATACTGAAATTGATTATTTAATTTGTATACCCATCTACAGGGTAACAGAAAGAATTTATAGCTGCATGGAGTCTATAAGAGATAAAAATGTTTTACTTATAGACAACAGTGGTAATAGAGAGTGTGAAGTATTTGAAAAAAAGTATGGGTTTCAAGTAGAGTATCAATCAGAGAATATTGGTTTAGCCAGAGCATGGAACATAGGATTAAAAAAGAACCATGACTGGACATTTGTCGTTTCATCTTCAATGTTATTTAATCAGCCTTTCTCACATATCATTGACATGCTTCATGACTTTAAGGGTGTAATGTTTAGAACACAGCATGGATGGCACCTTTGTGGTATAAATAAAAAATTAGTTTCAGCCATTGGATATTTTGATGAAAACTTTTACCCCTATAACTTTGATGACTGCGACTGGGACCATAGGTGTTTATTGCTTGAAGAGCAGTTAATCAATGATCCTGAATCAGATGTTGCAGTTTCTTGGCGTGATTATTTTGTACATCCTAATACTCCAATAAGTTATGTTATGAGAATTAGTGCTGAAGCAGCAGAAGTTGATGTAACCTGTCAAGTAGATGGTGGTGCAACAATAGACGGACTAAAGATAAACATTAACGGTGTTCATGATTACTTTAAATCTAAATGGGGTGGTAATAGAACAAGAGAAGGTTGGGGAGAATATAAGTATCCATTTAACGATCCTACAAAATCTTTAGACTATTGGCCAGCAAATGATATAGCAACTTTAAAGAAAAACTATGGGTTAAATTAATGAGAACAATAGGAGTTTTACCAGCATCAGGAAAAGCATCTAGAATTGGTGGCATACCAAAGTTTTGTTTGCCAATTTCAGATGAAAGATCTTTGCTTCAATGGCACGTAGAACAGATGCTAGAAGTCTGTGATGAGGTTCGTGTATCAACTAGGGCTGAATGGGTTCCAATTATTCAAAATATGGACATGAATATTAAGTTAATCGTTCGTGAGCCATCAACTATGTCTGAAGCCGTAAAGTTTATGATTGGTGACTATAATGATACTGTGCTTGTTGGAATGCCAGATACTTATATATTAAATGCACCAGTAAATATTTATAAAGAAATGATGAAAGAAACAAATGCTGATTTGGTTTTAGGTGTTTGGGAATGTGGTGATGACTTAAAGGGTCGTGTTGGACAGGTACTTTTGTCTGGAGATAAAGTAATTGCTTCTGAAGATAAAACAGAAAATTGTGACTACCCAGATATGTGGGGGACCATGATGTTTAGAAAGAACATGATTAGATATATAGATCCATCATTAGAGCACCCTGGAAAACAATTAAAGGAGTGGCTACTTGAAAGTTCTAACATAAGAGCAGTAAGACCTGGTGGAAAATATATGGATATTGGAACACTAAAAGGATTAAAACAGTTATACAAAGAAATGGACATATGAGACTAGGAATTATTGCAAGATCTGATAATACAGGTCTTGGAAATCAAACTAGAGAGTTAGTAAATATGCTTAATCCTGACAAGATTTTGCTTATTAACTCAAGATTTTTTAATCAAAACAAACAACATCCTGAATGGTATTCTGAATATAACTGCCAAACCACAATAAAAGGTTTTCCAACAACAAATGAGATTGTAGAATTTTTAAAAGACATTGATGTTGTTATTAGTTGTGAATTATTTTATAACCCAAAGTTTGTTGATCTTGCAAAGAGTCGTGGAATAAAGACTATACTTCAGTACAACTATGAGTTCTTAGACTATTTAGCAAACCCTAGGCTAACACTGCCAGATGTTCTTGTTGCCCCTAGCCTATGGAACTTTGGGTATGTTGCTGATAAATTTGGACATAAAACAACCGTTGTTCATCTACCGCCACCAACTAATGTTAGTCTATTTTCTAAGGCAAGAGAAATAAATAAAAGTAAAACACACAAAAGACTATTACACATTGCTGGTAAGGCTGCAGTTAAAGATAGAAACGGTACCAATACAGTAATTGAAATGCTTAATTATTCTATTGGAGATTACGAATTAGTAATAAAAACCCAGAGCCAACTAGAAATAAAAAGTGATGATCCAAGATTAACCATTGATGCCTCAAGCCCAGATAGCCATCAGAGCCTCTATGAGGGGTTTGACGCTATGGTTCTGCCTAGAAGGTATGCTGGACTATGCCTTCCTATGAATGAGGCTCTAATCAGTGCCCTGCCTGTTTTTATGACCGACATATCTCCAAACAATAAAGTTCTACCAAATGATTGGTTATTTAATTCTACAAAAATTGATCAACTGCAAACTAGAACAATGCTTGATGTTTATGATGGAGATGCTAAAATGCTTGGTAAATTAGTTGATGATTATTATGGTTTAGATATTCCAAAATTAAAAGATAAAGCCTTTGACATTGGCAACAATAACTTTTCAGAAGATTCATTAAAAGAAAAATATATTAAATTAATTAATTCATAAAACAAAAAAGCCAGCCTATCTCTAGACTGGCAATTCTGTAAGTAAATATTACTTCTTTGGCGCTGCCTTCTTAGCAGTTGCCTTCTTCTTTACGGGTGCTTTAGCAGCCTTCAAAGCCTTCTCTACCTCTTTAGCATCTGGTAGTACACCAAAAGCCTTATCGTTAGGGTTAATTGCTCTAATTGCCACTGGTGCTACTGCTGCTACAAGTGCAGCCCATAGATCCTTTGGATCTGTTACGCCTGCCATGTATAGTGCAAGGCCTGATGCAAGGACTGAACGTCCGTATGATGCAAGTAGTGCCTTTAGTTGTTCTGTGTTCATTTTTCCTCCTAGGATAGAACCTTTATTAGTATAGCATATCCAGCCCATAGCCCTAC